TCACCACGCATGCGATGACCACACGATCTCGCCAAGAATACGAATGCGGTTCATATCTGGCCCACGGCGCGTTTCGGTGGGGTAATCCGGGTTGTCAGAGCTGAGAATGATCATCTCATTATCAACCAGCTCCACGCGCTTTACCCGCGATGAGCCGTCGATGTCGACCAGCGCATAGACATGGCGATTACGGATCGTGGTTTTGCGTTGATCAATCATGACCACGTCGTCGTCACGAAGCATTGGGCACATGCTGTCGCCAGAGACGCGCATCAGACAAGCTTGGGACGGTGAAATATTATGTTCATTCAACCACTTGCGGCAGAAAGCAAGTGCGCCCTCATAGGAGACCTCGCCATTCTCCACCCCTGCCCCGGCAGCAAGGCGGGCATCCAGGCGTAGGATCACGTCGAAATCATCGCGGCCGACTTGGGGTGTGTAGACTGGGGCAGCCTCACGCGGTGGTCCAATATAAAAGTCTAAGCCTAGCGCCTCACTCAGGGCCTTTAAGCTTGAATATGGAGCGTCACGTCCAGCTTGCACGCTTCGCAAGACGCCAACCGGCACGCCTAATTCACGCGCGTAGGGACGCAGCCCTTTTTCTTCAATTCCAGCCCTAATCATTGAGAAAAGGGGCTGTTCCTCAATATGCGCTCCGAATCGTGTCATGTGTGACACATAGCACGTAACTTTGCTTGACGCACTGTGTTTGTTGTGACACTAATTAACGTGTTATGATGAACACACCCGACACAATATGCACCCTAATTGAGGTGCTGGCAGCGCACACAAATCGAGCGTTCTCGACTGTGTCACGCCTTAGCACCGGAAGCGGAGACACTTACCGGAGGCTCAAATTGCGTGAGGCAAACGGGGCGCGTCGGCATCGTATATCCACCGACAGAGTTGAAGCTTCCGTCGCATGGTTCGACCGCAACTGGCCCAAAGACCTTGAGTGGCCCCGCCACATTCCGCGTCCCTCTTCCAAGCGGGGCCATGCAGCATGAACTCGCACCCCAAGTCTGAACACAACCTTCCTCCAGGAAGCGGCTTTGCCATAGCCTTCCTGTTCGCCCTCGTTTTTTGGGCCGTGGTCGCCACAGGTCTGTCCGTCGCAGTGCTGCGCCAAGGTGCCGCCCCTGCCCCCCCTTCAACACAGGATTTAATGTGATGCGGCTTTCCGATCTGATCCCCGATGCGGGCCAGTTGCAGGACGAGATCGCGGCCATTCCGCAGGCGCAGCGCGTGGCGTTGGCCCTGCAACTGGTGCGCGACATCGACGAGCCGCGTTGCGCGCTGCCACTGATGCGCCTGAGCCGCTTGGCCGAGGATCATCATCTGTCGATCCGCAAGGAAGCGTTCGTTCGGGAGCATGCCCGATGATCCGCCGCTTTGCCCATAAGCTTCGTCTCCGCGTGCGTGCTGACCTGTGCGCTACGCGGTCCCTGCGCCCCGGCTGTGCCCAGTCTGCTTGCTCCGGCCGGGGCGTCTTTTCTGTCATCGGCGATGTGGCGGGGGCTTTGGCGTTGTTCGCCATGCTCTTCGTTCTCGCCAGTTTTGGCGCGTGAGGCCCCGGAATGATTGAACATCTTTCGACCGTCACCGAGCTTCCTGTCGATGCGATCATCATCGAGGACCGGCTGCGCGACGTGAACACCGCCACGCTAGACGGGCTCAAGCAGTCAATCGAGCAGAGCGGCCTGTTGCAGAACATAACCGTGCGGCGCAAGCGCGACGGCGACTACCTCCTCGACGGAATGCACCGCCTGACCGCGCTGCGAGAGATTGGTCGAAAGTCCATCCCAGTGCGGCTCGTCCGCTGCAACGACGCCGAGGCTCGGCTGATCGAGATCGACGCCAATCTTGCAGGTGCGCCGCTGATCCCGGTTGATCTGGCAATGTTTCTGGCAGAGCGCAAGCGCGCCTACGAAACGCTGCACCCGGAAGCCAAGGCGGCGACCGGCGCGGACCTCGTGTCAAAGCGGTGGGATACGGCGGACATGATGTCCGTCGTATCATTTGTGGCCAGCGTCCAAGAGCATTTGAATATGTCGGAGCGGCACATCCGACGCTTTTTAAATGCCGGAATGGTCTTAAAACGGTCCGAAGTAGAGGCACTACGCCAAGCTCCACGTCAAGTTGGAGTGGTAGACCTCATGGAAATCGGAAAGCTTGGCGAGGTCGAAGAACGCGCATTCGTGGTCAAAGCGCTCGCATCCGGTGAGGCAAAGAAAGTGTCCGCCGCGCGCAAAGCCTACCGCGCCGCGCGCGGCGAGGCCCCAGCCCCGATCAGCGATAGAGATCAGAAACTGTCGCGCCTCTTGGATGCATGGGACCGCGCGGGCAAGCGCGAACGCCGGGCCTTCCTTGAAGAGCGCGGCACGGAGGTTGCGGCGCTCCTTGGCGCGCTTGACCAAGGGGATGCGGAATGACTGGTCCGGCCCCCGCGCAGGAATGGTGGAGCGCTGCCGATCTGGCGGAGGCCGGATTGCCCGACCTGCCCGGCACCAAGCGCAAGATCAACCAGTTGGCGCAGAAGGAGGGCTGGGCGCGGCACGCAGGCAAGGTGCGGCGGCGCAAAGGGGCGGGAGGCGGCGTCGAGTATCACTGGAGCCTCTTGCCCATCCGCGCCCGCATGCATTTGAGCGCGGATTTGGTCAACGCCCCTGTGGCCCGGTCCGGCAAGGATGAGGCTTGGGCGCGCTTTGCAGCGGCGGGCGACAAGGCCCGCACTGAGGCCGAGGCGCGGCTGGAGGCCATTGCCGAGACCGAATTGCTGGAGGGGGCCGGGCTGACCCGCTCTGCGGCCGTGCGCGAAGTCGCACGCAAGCTGGAACGGTCCGAGAAATCTCTCTGGAATTACCTTGGGCAGGTCGAGGGCGTGGCACCCGCCGACCGGCTGGCCTACTTGATCGACGGGCGCGCGGTGCGGCGTGCCCCGGCCCAGCGGGGCGACATCGACCCGGCCTTCCTGGCACTGGTGCGCAGCGATTGGCTGCGCCTGTCGCAACCCTCTCTCACCAGTTGCTATGACCGCGCCGTGCGCGTCTGGACCGCCGAGCGGCGCAATAGCGCCGTGCCGCCTCTCCATCAGGTGCGACGCTGGATCAAGGCCAACGTCTCGGCCCCGACTGAAACCTATCTGCGCAAGGGCGAGCAGGCACTCCGCCGCCTCTATCCCGCGCAGGTCCGCAGCAAGGCCTTCATGGTCCCGCTCGAATGCGTCCAGGGCGATTACCACAAGTTCGACGTCTTCGTACGCTGGCCCGGCATCGACACGCCTGTGCGGCCGCAAATGATGGTCTGGTCGGACGTCTATTCCGGCAAGCTCTTGGCATGGCGTCTGTCGGACACGGCCAACAGCCATACCGTGCAGCTTGTGACCGGTGATCTGATCCGAACCTATGGCATCCCGCAATCGGTTCTGATCGACAATGGCCGGGAATTCGCTGCAAAGGCGATGACGGGCGGGACGCCAACCCGGTTTCGGTTTAAGGTCACGGACGAGGATATTCCCGGGCTGCTGCCGCTCTTGGGCGTGCATGTCCATTGGGCCACGCCCTATTCGGGTCAATCCAAACCTATCGAGCGCGCCTTTCGCGATCTTTGCGACCGGGTGGCCAAACATCCCGCCTTTGACGGGGCCTATACGGGCAACAAGCCGGACGCAAAACCGGAGGATTACGGCACCCGCGCCATCCCGCTCGACGAGTTCCGCCTCGTTCTCGAGGACGAACTGGCGCATCACAACGCTCGCCCCGGGCGACGCAGTGAAGTGGCCATGGGGCGGTCGTTCAACGAGGTGTTCAACGAGGGCTATGCGCGCGCCACAATCAAGCGCGCGACGGACGAGCAGCTGCGCCTCTGGCTCCTGCGGGCTGAGGGCGTTCGCGCCAAGCGCGGCAATGGCGCGCTGAAGCTCTATGACACGGAATACTGGTCCGAGTGGATGTACCGCATCGCAGGCGAAAAGGTGGTTGCGCGGTTCGACGCGGATGATCTGACTGCAGGGCTGGAAGTCTACGATCTGGCAGGCCGGTATCTCGGTCATGCGGCGTGCCTTGAAGACGCCAAGTTCATCGACGTCGACGCGGCGCGGGATCATGCCCGCAAACGCGGGGCATGGGCCAAGGCGCAAAAGGCCGAGGCCAAGGCCGCGCGCGAGTTGACAGCGGCAGAGGTGGCCGCCCGTGTGCGCGCAGCCTCGGGGCTGGCGGCAGACGACCCCCTGCCCGAAGCGCAGGTGCATCAGCTGGTGACACCGCATAAGGCCGCCCCCAAGCGGCGGCGCGCGCAAAGCGTCGAGGAGATAGAGCGCGAAGCAGCGCTTGAGGCCCGCGTGACGCGCCTCGCCGAGCATCGCGCCCGCCCCGTTGAGGTCGATGAAGACGATCCCAAGGCACTGTTTCTGCGTGCCCGCGCCCTCGAGACCGCGGAGGCGGAGGGCGAAACGCTGACGCAGGCACAGGCCGATTGGCTGGCCGACTACCAACAGAGTTCCGACTACCGCGCCCAGCTGCGCATGGAGCGCCGCTTCGGTGCCCAAGAGTAACAAGAAAAGGAGAGCAGCATGACCCCTTCCATTGCGCCCCTGCGAAACGTCGCGGCGCTGATCGGCCTCGTCGAGCGCGTCCAGTCTCGCGCCTTCGGCCTGCCGGGCATGGCCACGTTCTACGGCCCCTCCGGCTGGGGCAAGACCACCGCCGTGACAGTCGCGGCCAATGAATATCAGGCCCATGTTGTCCAGGTCAAAGACTGCTGGACGCCAACCTATCTGGCGCAGGCGATCCTGCGCGAGATAGGCCTGCCGCCCCAACGCGGCGTGGCCGCCATGGTCGATGCCATCGGCGCACAGCTTGCACGCAGCGACCGTCCGCTCATCATCGACGACGCGCAGTATCTCCTGCGCAAGCGGATGATCGAACTGGCCCGAGACATCTACGAGAGCTGTCAGGCCCCGGTCATTCTGGTGGGCGAGGAAAAGCTGCCGCAGGACCTGACCCGCTGGGAGAACATCCACAACCGCCAACTCGCATGGGAACCCGCCCTCGCCTGCAACCTGCCGGACGCAGAGAAGCTCGCGCCGATCTACGCCGCCGGCATTGACGTCGGCCCTGACTTGCTCGGGGCCATCGTTGACGCCTCGGGCGGCTCAATCCGCCGGGTGGCGATCAATCTGGCGCGCGCCAAAGAACTGGCCATGAGCCGGGGGCGGCGTTTGGCCGACCTCGAGCTTTGGGGCAACCGGGCCTTTGAGACCGGGCAACCGCCTGCGGTGCGCCGGGTTGACGATTTCCGCCCCGTCGCCCCGCGCGTGCCGGAAAAGATCGTGCCGCTCGCGGCTGAGAAGAAGGCGAGCCGGGCATGAGTGACCTCTTTGATCGCCTTTGGACGCAGGTCCGCGAGCTTGAGGAGTTTGACTGGCAGGCCGTGTCCCGGCTCGGCTGTAGCCGCGAGACCGCCGTGCGCTACCTGCGCCACTGGCGGGACGCGGGCAAGATCCGCGTGAGTCGCGTCACCCGCAATGGCAAGCGCTGGTATGCCCCCACAGACCGCCCCCTGCCCGGCCCGAAGCCAGTCTCTGGCGAGGCCACGCCCGAGGGCAATATGTGGCGCGCCATGCGCACGCTGCGCCACTTCAACCCGACAGACGTTGCCGCGCATGCCAATGCAGGAGGCGTCGAAGTGACTGTCGAGAAGGCACGCGCCTATTGCCGCCAGCTTTTGGCCTCCGAACATCTGCGCGTCGTCGAAATGGCCATCCCCGGTCGCCGCGAAGCGGTCTATCGCCTAATCGAGGATACAGGCCCGCGCGCGCCCAAGCCGGTGCGTCTGGCGGGCATCCTCGATCCCAACACGGGCGGTTTCAGCCCGGCGAAAGGCGGTGCAGCATGAGTGCGCGTGAGACCGCCCGGGAATTCTGGGGCGACGCCTTGCCGGATTGGGTGGCCGCCTTGGCGCGCGCCTGCGACGAGACCAGCCAGAACAAGGTTGCGGTCAAGATGGAACGCAGCGCGACGCTCGTGTCGAACATCCTGCGCAACCGCTACCCCGCCGACACCAGCATCGTCGAGGACCTCGTGCGCGGGCATTTCATGCGCGAGGTGGTTGAATGCCCCGCCTTGGGCGAGATCGGCAAACAGGTCTGCCGCCGCTGGCGCGGGAAGGCCGCGCAGTTCGAGAACGTGAACTCGCTCAGCGTTTCCATGTACCGCGCCTGCAATCGGTGCCCCATCCACAAGGGGGCTGACGATGGCGCGGCATGACGACAGCCTCGATGCGCCGGTGAGACGCGCTGCGGCACAAGGGATCGGCGCGGCCTTCATCGCCCGCGAGCTCGGCGTGACCCCGAACCGCGTCCATGCCGTGCTGGCCCGCCTGCGCCGCAACGGCGAGGTGTTCCCAAGGGTGCGTCCCGGCCCCGCGCTTCGCCCGCAGGGCCTGCGGCTGAGCACGCTGGACGGGGTAACAAGGCGCGCGTTCGAGCCCCATGCGGCGGCACGTGAGGTCAGCACCCGGGAGCTTGTGCATCTGATCCTGAGCACGGTGGCCCGCGACAATCTGGTCGACGCCATTCTCGACGACAAGGAGACCGACGCATGAACGCCCCCGAAATCAACCGTTGGAGCCCCGACGAGATGCTGCGCCTCGCAGCCTCGGGCGTGGCCAAGGTGGACCTTCTTGGCCCGCGCGGCAGCACGCTTTGCTCGATGGACGAGATCGCCGCCATGGCCGCCGTCTGCGCGCTGCACGGCGTGGGCCCGCGCCTGCTTTCAACACCCCCTTCAACAGGAGAGTAAAATGTCTGAATTCACCCCCCTTTCCATCCCGGACGGACGCCGCGAGATCGACGGCAATATCTACATGGGCGACGGCCGGGGCGGCTGGCAGCCGCTCGAGACCATCAAGCCGCAGCACATGCTCGAGGATGAGACCGTCCGCAAGATTGTCAGCTACGGCCTGCCGCTGTCCGAACAGGTCAAGCGTTTCAAGGCCCATACCTTCGACGACATTGGCGCATTCGAGGCCATCCTTGCGCAGGAATATGATGCCAGGATCGGTGGCAAGAAGGGCAACAAGACGCTGATGAGCGTCGACCAGCTCTATAAGGTCGAAGTGCGCGTGTCGGACCGGATTGACTTCGGCCCCGAGTTGCAGACGGCAAAGCAGCTCTTTGACGAATGCCTGAATGAGTGGTCCGCCGAGGCGCGCGCCGAGCTGCGCGGCCTCGTGACCGACGCCTTCAACACCGACAAGCAGGGGCAGATCAACCGCGCGCTGATTTTCATGCTCCTGCGCCGCGACAGCACAGATCCGCGCTGGAAACGCGGGCAGGACGCGATCCGCGATGCGATGCGCACGGTCGGCTCCAAGACCTATGTGCGGTGCTGGCACCGGGCAGCGCATGACGCACCATGGGAGCCGATCACCATCGATCTGGCGAAGGTCTGAGCCGATGAACCGCGCCCTGCAACAACTGATCTTCGCCGCCTGCCGCCAGTTGGGTCTGGACGAGGACGCGCGCCGGGATTTGCAGGTCAGCGTCACGGGCAAGGCGTCTTTGCGCGACATGAACGACGGCGAGTTGAAGCTTGTCGTCAACCGGCTGAAGCAGGCGGGGTTCGAGGACAAGCCCCGCAACCCGCGCCACAAGCCTGCACCGCGTGCCGACCTGCGCATGATCCATGTGCTTTGGCGCAAGCTCGGGCAATCCGGCGCGCTGCGCGACCCCTCCCGCGCCGGGCTCAACAAGTTCATCCGCGCGCGGTTCGGAGGCGTCTGGGGATCGGTCCCGGCCGATGTCGACATGCTGCGCGCGTGGGAACAGATCGACGCCGTCATTCAGGCCCTCAAAACGTGGGGCCATCGGCAGAGCATCGACTTCGACTGGGAGGATCACTGCCGGTGAAGAAGCCCGATGGAGAATGATCCTCTCTGGGTCGACGAGATGCGCGCCGATCTGGGCGATGCCCCGGTCGAGCGTTTCTTGCACCGTGCAAGCGGCATGCGCCTCTATGTGCCCGGCACGCCAAAGACCAAAAGCCAGCTTACGGCGCTCGGGGGGCCGGATATTGCCAGATGGATTTCCGACCGCTACGCTGGTGACTACGTGGACGTGCCCTCCATCCGGGCGCAGACCCGAGATGGCCTCAGACACGCGCTGCGCGAGGCCCCGGATACGCCAGTCAATGAACTGGCCAACCGCTTTGGCGTGACCGCCCGCCGCGTCTTGCAGGTCAAGGCGGCGCTGGCAGAGGAGGAGGAACCACCCCTCCTCAAGGTCATGCGAAGGGCTTCATCTGAATAAGCTGTGCGTCCCCCTTTATCCTGACGGGAAAGGGGGGCACCCATGCAAACAGTCCGAACCATTGCCGAAGAGATTGTCGCCCGCGAAGGCGGCTTCGTGAATGACCCGGCCGATCCCGGCGGGGCTACCAATTTCGGCGTCACGATCCACACCATGCGCAGCTTGGGCCTCGATCTTGACCGCGACGGTGACGTGGACGTGGCCGACATGCGCCTCATGACCCGCGCCCGCGCCGTCGACATCTTCATCGAGCATTACTTCGTGCGACCGCGCATCGCGGAACTGCCCGAGGCTCTGCAGGCGAGCGTCTTCGACATGCAGGTCAACGCAGGCTCCAATGCCGTGAAAATCCTGCAGCGCCTCGTAACAGACATGGGGTTTCCCGCGACGGTCGACGGCGTGATCGGCCCGGCGACTTTACGCGCGGTGCGCGCCGCCCATGACGCGGCTCCGGCCCATATTGCCGATGCCTATGCGATTGCCCGGCGCAACTACTACCTCCGCCTCGCCGATGCGCGGCCCGCAAGCCGCAAGTTCGCGCGCTCGCGCGCTGGTGGCAAAGGCGGCTGGATCAAGCGCGCCGAGGAATTCATGTCAGCGCGCTACCGCATGACCGACGCAGATTTCAAAGAGAGGGTGGCATCATGGGGCTGATCAAGTTTCTGGGGGCGCTCTTTGGCGGAGGGCGCAATGTCATTGCCGAGACGGCCGAGGTCTTTCGGCCCAATGCCGAAAAGGCGGATATGCGGGAGGCCGCGTTTCAGCAGGCGGCACTCGCCCAAATGGCGGCGGAGTTCACCGGCGCGCCCGGTCTTTGGGGGCAGTTCGTGGACGGCCTCAACCGCCTGCCACGCCCGGCCATGGCCTTTGGCTGCATTCTCCTCTTCTGGTCGGCCATGTCGGACCCGATCTGGTTTGCCGAGCGGATGACCGGCCTCGCCCTCGTACCCGAACCGCTCTGGGCGCTGATGGGGGCCATTGTCGCGTTCTATTTTGGCGCGCGAGAGCTGCACAAGTTCCGGGGCACATCGATGCAAAAGGAGGCGGCGCGGATCATCGCGCAGGCCCCGCAAGTGGCACGCAGCGTCGCCCAATTGCGGGCGCTCCGCCATGACAGCCCGGGTGCGGCCGATACCGGACCAGACGCCGAGGTCGCCTTGGCCGCCGTGGAGGTGACCGACAACCCGGCGCTCGACGACTGGAAGCGCGCGGCATGATCGATTGGGACCTCTTCTGGAAAGGCCTGGGCGTCGTCTTTCCGATGCTTGTGGCGCTTTACACATTCATCGCCACGCGCCGCAAAGACCTGGACCAGACCCTCGCAGAAGGCCACGAGCGGATGGACCGGCACGAGGCCCGGATTTCCCGGCTCGAACAGGCGGTGCAGAACATGCCGGGCAAGGATGACATGCACGCGCTTCAGCTCGAGCTGGTCCGGCAGACCGGGTCGATGGAGAAGATGGCCGCCGTCATGGAGGGCAACGCGATGATTACCGCGCGGCTGGAGGCCATCGTGTCACGCCACGAACAACACCTGCTCGATGGAGGCAAGAAGTGAGCGATTATCATGCAACCCTGCGCAAACACCGCCGCCTTGCGATCCTGCGCCATCTCGAGCAGGTCTCGGGCTACACCGCCAATGCGTCGATCCTGCGCGACGTCCTCAATGGCGTGGGCGTCGGCTCCACCTTTGACCAGGTAACCACCGAACTGGCATGGCTGCAGGAGGTGGGCATGGTCACCGTCGCCGACCATGGCGACTTCGTCATTGCCGAGGCCACCCGGCGCGGCATCGAGATCGCGCGCGGCGAGGCTGTGCATCCGGAGATCCAGCGTCCAAGCGCGCGGAGGCTCTGACATGCCCCCACCCCGCAAGGTCGAGCTGTTGCCGCCCGAGCTGCGCCAGTGGCTGCATGACTGGTGGAAAGCCAAGGGTTTTCACGGCTACGAGGAGCTGGCCGAAGAATTGAACTTCCGCCTTGCCGAGGACGGGCTTGAGCTGCGCATCGGCAAGAGTGCGCTGCATGCTTACGGGCAGGAATACGAGCAGTTCGTCAAGCTCCAGGACGAGGCCGGAGCCTGGGCCAGCCAATGGCTGGTCGATAACGATCTCTCGGAGGAGGCCGACCGGCACCGCGTTCTTTTCCAGATGCTGACCTCGGTCGCCTTCAAGGTCTTGAAGGCCGAATTGAACAAGGACGGCGGGGAAATCAAACCGCAAGAACTGCATTTCCTCGGCAAGATGATGAAGGACATCATGTCGAGCGCGGGCATTCGCGAGCAGCTCATGGTCAAGGAACGCGCCCGCATCGCCGCCGAAGAACGCGCCAATGCCGTCGAGGCCCTGGACAGCGCCCGCGACGAGCTGGGGCTTTCGAGCGACGTCATCGGCAAGCTGCGCCGGGAGTTTCTGGGGGTGCGCGCGTGACCGCCCCCGTCCTCGCCCGCGACCCCGAAGCGCTCCCCGAAGAACTGCCGCGCGGCTCGGAAATCCCCGAGAGTCTAGATCCGCTGGCCGATGGCATCCTGATGGAACACCAACGCTCCTGGCTGGCCGACGAGAGCGACCTCAAGGTTTGCGAGAAGGGCCGCCGCACCGGCATCACCTTTGCCGAGATGCTGGGCTGCGCGCTTATTGCCGCTGCCGCGCGCGGTGCGGGCGGGCAGAACTGCTTTTACATCGGCGACACCAAGGACAAGGGCCGCGAGGCCATCGGCTATGTGGCGCATTTCGCGCGGGTGATTGCGGGGGCCGCGCACCCCATCGAGGAGTTTCTCTTCGAGGATCAGCAACCCGACGGCACCACCAAGTTCATCTCGGCCTACCGGGTGCGCTTTGCCTCTGGCTTCCGCGTCGAGGCGCTGAGTTCCAATCCCGCCAACATCCGGGGCCTTCAGGGCACCGTGGTGATCGACGAGGCCGCGTTCCACAAGGACGTGCGCGAAGTGATCGACGCCGTGAACGCGATGCTGATCTGGGGCGGCAAGGTCCGGATCATCTCGACCCATAACGGCTATCTCAATGCCTTCAACGAATTGATCCGCGAGGCGCGCGCAGGCAAGAACGGCTTTGCGGTGCATCGCTACACCTTCGGCGACGCGGTCGCCAACGGGCTTTATAAACGCGTCTGCATGATGCAGGGCAAGACCTGGACGCCAGAGGCCGAGGCCGCGTGGGAGGCCACTGTGCGCCGGGCTTACGGCGCGCGCGAGGCCGCCATGCGCCAGGAACTTGACGCCGAACCCGCCGAGATGGAAGGCGCGGCCCTGACCCGCGTGCAGATCGAGGCCTGCATGGCGCAGGGCATCCCGTTTCATCGCTGGACGCAGCCCGACAGCTTCAAGAATGCCGAGGAGGCGGTGCGCAAGGCCGCCGCTGAAGCCTGGTGTAAAACCCACCTTGAACCGGTGCTTAAAACCCTCGACCCAACCCGCCCGCATTTCATGGGCGAGGACTTTGCCCGTTCGGGCGATGCCACCGACATCATCATTCTCGAGCAGGGCGTCGATCTCACGCGGCGCAGCAAGCTCATTGTCGAGCTGCGCAACATCCCCTTTGACCAGCAGCGCGACGTGCTCTTCTGGCTGCTCGACCGGCTGCCCAATTTCCAGAAGGGCGCGATGGACCGCACCGGCAACGGGGCCTATCTCGCCGAGGTCGCGGCCCAACGCTACGGTGCGCGGATTGTCGAAGTCTCGTTCACGCGCCAATGGTATGAGCTCGAGATGCCCCCCTATATCGAGGCTTTCTCGGATCGCACCATCGTTCTACCCGCGCATGAGGACGTGCTGCGCGACCACCAAGCGCTGCAATACACAAACGGCATCATCCGCGTGCCCGAGAATTTCCGCTTCAAGGGCTCGGACGGGCTCGACCGGCACGGCGACAGCGCCATCGCA